TTACTTACAATTGAATTCCACCAACCTTTTTTCTGGCTGCCTACCCACTGTTTCATTCCCACACCAATAGTGTCTCTTCCTGCTTGCAAATCTATTGGATTACCCCCTATGTCGGCTTGGTTTATAAAAGAAATAGCAGCGGTAATATCGTTTGAGTTAAACACATAACCGTCTGCTAGCATTCTTTCTCTTATGACGTTTAGGTTTTTACCCGCATCACTTATCTTCTGTGAGTTAGATTCATTAACAGAAACATTTCTTTCATTAACATTAACTTGACGAGTTTGATTAGCTGCTGTTATACCTTCAAATGAGAATTTGCCAGTTTCAGCAAACCTCATCATATAAGGAGCATAAGTCTTACGTTGGTCATCACTTAATGTAGCCCACATGCCCACCATAATGTGTTGGTCTAGTCTTCGTTGTCCCGAGTTTGCAAGAAAATTGTTTGCGCCCCCTAGCAAAGCAACTATTTTGTTTTGGAACTCTAAAGGAACTTCATCGTCACCTACATACTTTTCAGCAAGAGTTGTTAAAGTATTTGCAAACGTTTGCACATCCCCGCTTTCTACACTGTTTAAAAAAGACTTTGCATCGTCTCCTTTAAATTTAAAAGGAGAATCATTTACTACATCATTTATTACAGCTGCTGATACTTTTTTAGGCGCAATATCTTCCAAGTTGTCTTTGTATTTAAGAGCAAAAGCTTCAGGGTCTTCTTGAAACTCCTCGTATAAAGCTGGGGATGCAGCAAAAATTTCTTTTAGTTCTTTGTTTTTAGTGTTGTAAAAACTGTAAGTATCTTTAGCTGCTGCTGTTGTTTCTTCAGTTGCTCCTGCAACATCGTCTACACTAGAAGCTATCCTTGAAGTGTTTTTTTCAACTTCGGTAAGGTTAGCTGCAATGTTATCTGTAGATTTTTTTACCAGGCGTTGTCTAATTAACTTTTTTTCATTATTTGAAAGATTTTTATTTTGCTCGTCAGTAAATTGAAAACCGGGTTCAAGATAAAAATCGTCTCCTAGCATCTCATTTAGGGCTCGTTGATTTTCACCTCCTCTTACAGCATTAGCTATTGCTGTTGAATCACCAGATATACGTCCAACTGGCGACGCTTTTTGTGTTGTTTCTGAAGCAGAATCTATAACGCCTTGATCTAAAACTTGAGTTGAAGCTGCTGGAGTACTATCACCTTGCCCATATGCACCATTCTTAACTTGTTCTCGTACATCTTCACCAAAAATTTTAGCTACGTAATTTTGAGTTTCTTCTCGCAAGTCTTCATATTTTCTTCCACCCTCTATCCACTTATCAATGGCTCCAGTGCCAGCGTTGTAAGCCATAGCTGCAGTCACTAAGTCTCCATCATATTTTTCAGTCAATGCATCAAAATAGTCTGTACCAAACCTTACATTTTCTTCTGCTGAAATTTCTCCGTTTGGACCTGAACGAACTACGGGTTTAACCCCTAAGCCGGGTTTATCTGCAGTTGAATCTTTTAACTGCATTAAACCTTTTGCATGACCACTGTCTGCGTCTGGCTTACCTCCACTTTCTACTTCTATTATTTTATTAATAATATTTCGATCAGAAATAGCTATATTAGTAGTTATACCTAAACTATCTATGTTGTCTACAGTTATTCCGCCTGACATTTGCGTTGTTGTTCCTGCTCCTGCTACCGGTGCTTCGCCTGTTCCTGTTCCTGCTTCTGCTCCTGGTGCGCCACCTACCATAAGGTTTGCAAGTTGTTCTCTAGTATCGCCTTGAAAAAAATCAATATTAGCGCCTTTCTTATCCATCCCACCAAGGTTTTCAAGTGCAGAAAATCCTCCTGCTGCGTTTTGCCCTTGGCTTTTTATTTGTTCTAAAAAGAAATTAACTTCATCAATTCCAACACCTGGAAGTGTGTTTTCTTCTACTGCGGCTCTACCGCCTTCAGCAAGCAACCCTTGTACAGTTGTTCCTGCTGCGGTCATTGGGTTGGTTCTAGCTTGACCTTTTTCTTGGTCTTCGGTTCTTACCATTACGTCAAATGACTTTGTATCGGCATTCCAGTTTGTGTTCTCTAAATCTATGGTTTTGCCATATCCTAAAATAGCAGAAGCGGCGTTGGAGTTGTTCATAATTCTTTTCATTGCTTCGTCTTGCCCATACATCTTTAAATAAGAATCAAAACCTACCGTGCTTGGATCATGGTTATTTTTAAAATTAATTAATTCTTCATCACTTGCAAACAAATGGCCTTTTGGAAGGTCAGCTATTGTAGTGGCGTTATTTAACGATTTGTTAAAAGCACTTTCTTCGTATTGAAGATTTTTGTTTAAGGTTAAAAGGTCTTTTTTTTGGAGATCTCTTTGATAAGAATTAACTTGCGCTGCCTGAAGTGCGTTCATTTGGTTTGGTCTTTGAAACAACGCCATTATAATAAACTCCCTAAAGTTGATCCAACTTTTCCAAGAAAACCATAGTATTGAGACCTAGCCGCGCCTCGATCTTTTTGAAAAGCATTTTGTCGCGCAGTTTGAAAGCCTTCTAAACCTAAAAGATTGCTAAGAGAGGAATTATAGAAGTTAGATAACAAACCTGTCATTGCGTCTGTTTTTTTGCTGTTTATATCAGCATCTGATCTCATAGCATTTGTACTAGCGCCTGCAACATTAGATTGGCCTCCGAGCTGACTTAATCTGCTTTCTTCTTTTTGTTCTGCGCCGGTTAATGTAATTCCATATCGCCCTTGGTTTCTTTTTTGCATTGCCATTGCGCGTTCGTTAGAATCTTCCGCATAAGCTACAGAGTCGTCAACCGTATCTACTTTTTCATTGTTTAAAGAGGTAACATTAAATTCTAAATCGTCGTAGGTATCGACGGGCTCTTGTTTTTTGTACAAGTCATTGCCTGCTAAGCGACTAAGGTAAGGGGATGCTTGATAGTCTTCCATAGTTTGTTAAAATGAAATTGGAACGAAAGGGCTTTCTGTTTTGCTAGTACCGCCCGCGTAAGTTACTTCAGCAGCTGAATTTCTAAAGAACTCGCCCATTTTACCGCCACCAAAACCTGGGTTATTCCCTGCTAGTCTTGACACGCTTGACATGCCTCCAAGAGTATCTGGTAGTTTAGTTGAACTTAAACCCGGTAGTTTTACTCCCATAAAACGTTGGTCTGTAGTTATAGAATTATCTGGTTTTGTTGAATCTCCGCTGTTTTTATTTGTTGTAGAATCAGGACCACTAGTAGCTTTAATAGCAGATGCGGCTGTAGAATACAACGCCCCCATTTTAGCTCTGTCTACCGCTGCGTCTGACATTGTTCGAGTAAGATCTTCACTTACTTGGTTACCAGCTCTTTTAACGCTAGCCCCACTGTCTATTTGTGTTAGCCCCATTTGTGCTTTCAAAGCACCCATTTCTTGTTGTGCTTTTTCTCTTTGTCCTTTGTCAGTTCCTGCATAGAAAGCTCGGCTGGCAAGAGACGCTATTTGCGCCGAATTGTTAACTGATTTAGAAGCTTCGTAACTGTTGCCACTAAAACTTCTTTGCATAGCATCAGCGTTTAATATGCCGGTTTGTTCTCCGGTTTTTTCAACAGCTGCTTTGCTTAAAGAATCACTAATATTTTGTTGTAAAGCTTCTCGACTGCTATCTACTTGCGGATTAATACGATCAAACGCAGACCTTTCTTCTGCTGACATAGTAGTATAATTTTTGGAATTTACGTTGCCTTTTCCTTTACTCATAATTCTTTCCTAAAAGTATAACTTATTAGGTCATACCCTGCTTTAGGGGCTGTTTTTTTCCACCCCTCTCTGCTTGTTTCAAATTCTATTGCTACAACTTTTAATTGCTCTGCAAGTTTTTCTACAAACAAAAACCCTATATCTCTGTAATTATACTCTGGTTTTTGGTAACTTGCCCATATAAACAAAGTGCTTTCATTGCTTCTGTTCTTTAAAACTTGGGTAATTATAAACCCTATATAAGTATCTTCTTGATAAAACATATAAAGTCTAGACTGTTCTTCGACTAAGGACAAATATACATCTGAGGGTATCCAGTCTGAGTAAGATTTTTTTATTATTTTTTTTAAATCTGGCTCTATTGTTTCAAAAGAGTATTTTACTTCCGCTTGCGGAATTTCTTCTATAGATATGCCATCAATAGTCAGTCTCTGAACCATACTTCTTATACCTTTTACGGGGGCTTAATCCTGCTCCCCTATACTTAACTGTTCTTTTAACTCCTAAATCCCCGCCTCTTGCTTTAAGTTCTGCTTGCACAATTTCTTGGTTAAACAAACCTAAGTAATCTGCGGCAGCTCGTAAGTCTGTCCAATCTTTTGCTGGAATTCTAAGAAGTCTGTACAGCGTCCCATAAACTATACCATCTCTATAACTGTTAGAGAAAGTAGTATCTATATTGCTAGTAGTTCTACTTGGTTTTAATGCAACAGCTAATTGAATGCCATTAGCTACAGCACTTCCAGGAATTGGTATAACCCAAAAAGCATCTGGAGTTTTTTGTAAGTACACTTGTGGTACGGATGTTTTGTTTCTCCAATCGGAGTAATTAAGTTCAAGGCTTCTTGGACTTATAGGATCTAAATCATTACCATCATAAGTCATCCAAAGTATCTGATGGACATCAGTGCCACTAGGTTGATCAAACTCATATTCATACACTCCAGGGATACTAGTAATAGCATCTAAATCAAAAGTGTAAGCTTTAGATCGCTCTGCAAATTCTATGCAAGAAGATCTTAAAGTTGATTCAATTAAAGAATCTGGGCAATTTGGAACATATGGAAGTATGTCTTTTACAAGGGAATCAAAAGCAGCCATTATCTAGGTACCTGGGTTGCGGAAGATTTGTCATTGTTTGGATCAAAAATATTTTTTGATGCCCCACCTCCAGTTATACTAGACATAAATAATTGATAATGAGAACCAGCTCTTTGTTGGTTTCCAGCAAATTCTGCATCTTTCATATAACACCTATATAAAACATAATCTATAATGGCATTACCATATACATCATCTATTCCTATGGTACTACTTGCGGAACTTAAGTCCGTAGGCACATCAGAATAAACAATTTCTATGTAAGCATTGAGTCCAGATTTAACTCCGGGGTATACGTAAAACTTTTTAGGATCATCTGGGTCAAATATATAATGTTTTATTATAGACCCATGCGCAGCATCACCTGTAACGGTTGGGTTATGCCAATCGGGTTCTATAGAATTTAAAACATCAGAATCTACTAACCTAATAGTCCGGCCGCCTGTTGCGCCGGTTTGGTTGCTAGACATGTTACGCACTACTTTAATTAAAGTTAAGCCCGGTACAGTTTGTTCTGTCCCAGTAGCAAGTGAGTTATTAACGTGTTTAGCGGTTGATTCTGGTCTAAAATTAACTACTTCTCTTTGTGCATCGTTAATGTAACGAAGCAACTCAGCCGAAGTCCAACGAACGCCTGTTGTATCTTGTAAAGTATCTTGTACTCTCAATATTAAATTTGCGCCCGATAGTGCCATTATTTTTTAGTCGTTTTTTTAACCGTTTTTTTCTTAGGTGTTTCTACACCTTCAAAAGTAGTTTCTACTTCAACTACCTCAGCAACTTTTACGTTCATCGGTTCTGAAGGTTTTTTGTCTTTAATCATATCTGGTTTATGTTCTGTGCAACCTTCTTGCAAACAGAAATAACCTAGGTCGTCTCCAACTTCTTTCGGTACGCCTGCTTCTAATCTAATAGATGCGCCCCAAGTGGTTGAAATGTACTTGTCGTCTTTTGATATTACTATCATAATTTACTCCTTAAAAAGGGGGTGGCCCAACATGAGCCACCCACAAAAAACATACTTAGTATGCAACATCCAATCTAATAACACCAAAGTCTTCAACTGCGCCATTGTAGTCGCTGTTGAACTTAGGCTTCTTAAGACCAAAGATTTTACCAATGGAGATACCATTTTGGTTACCGTAGTCGAAGGTGTCTTCAACTATTTGTGGTAAACCGATATCGGCCATAGCAAGAGCTTGAGCTCCACAGAACAAACAAGCGGAACCTTCGACGTCTGCGTCAGCCCCCCATTTGTATCCAGCAGAACCAGCATTACCAGAAGCTCCAGTCGTCGCATTCGCTGTATTGAATACGTGTCTGAACTCATGGACCATAATGCCATCAACCATTAGACTTGAAGAACCGGAGAACAAGCTATTGCCTGGTCCTCTGACTCCAGCATTTCTGACGTTAGTCAAGAAATCTGAATCAAGTTTAAGGTCAGCCATTACTTGAGGTGATACAAATAAATGATACACCTCTTCTCCACCTGCGCTTCTTACTCCACGGATGTAGTTGTCTTTAGCATAAGCTTTTAGAGCAACTAAGCATTCGTAAGTGATGGTGTCAGCTGCAATAGTAGCAGTTACATCACCAGCAACAAGTTTGTTTGTAGCATCCCATCTTCTGTGCCTGTTGGCAGTTGGGGCTGTTACGTCTCCACCAAAAACCATGTCGCCAAGATTTTGTCCTGAATTCAGAACTGGTCTTAAAGCACCACTGTTTTTGAGGGTGTA